AGGAGGCATTTCGCCGCCGCCGCCAGGAGGCATCTCCCCACCCCCGCCCCCGCCAGGAGGCGTTTCGCCGCCGCCGCCGCCAGGAGGCATCTCCTGATGATTTCCAAAGTCCAGTCCGGTAATATCAACGCCACTCTGCAATACAACCAAGTAACCAGCAGCGCCGAGTGTGGGGGTCCAACCAGTTTGAGTCACTTCCGTAATACGATAAGTCCCTGGGCCGAGGTCCGGCACTGACCAGTTTCCGTTGGTGTCTGTTACGGCCCGATCCACACCGTTAATTAGAATGTGCCAGCCGGCCAAGCCAGGTTCCCCGGACTGCCGAACCGCATCACCGTTGAGGTCACTAAACTTGGTCCCAGCAAGGGAAACATCCTTGAAGTTACCGAAATCCAACCCATCGGCCAGAATGTTACCCGTGGTAGCAGGGGAAGCGGGCACCAAATAGCCAGCAATGCCCTCGGTCGGCGTCCAACCGGCCTGCCTGACCTCCTGCACGAAGTAGCTTTGGTTCGCGGCCAGTCCGCTCACCGACCAGTTGCCGTTGGCATCCGTGACGGCCATATCAACCCCGTTGACAAGAATATGCCAGCCGGCCAATCCCTGGTCCTGGGCCTCCTGCACCGCGTCCCCGTTATGATCCTCGTACTTGACCCCGCTCAGCGTGAAAGTTGGTGGCGGCACCGGCTCCACAATTTTGAAATTGTCGGTCTTGCTGTCGTTGTTGACGAAGCCAAAATTGCTGTGCTTGTCACCCGGATTATAGTCGGCCACCGGGGTCAGCCATACCTTATAGACACCGGACGGGTTGGGCGTGGTATTAAAGGGAAACAGCCCCACGACAATCCCGCCGAACATCGAGACGCCCGTGGCGTGCGTCGAACCGAGGTAGGCGTCGAACACGCCCCCGGATACATGGGCCTCCCGTTCGGTGATGGCGTCGGTGGACAGTAAAGTTGAGCCGTTCGGGTCGGTGACCTGAAAAAAATAGTCCCCGTTCGGCACGTTGCCCTGGTTGCTATTGCCGACCCGTATATAAACGTCCGCCTTGTCTGCGAACGTGTTTCCGTTTGTCGAGGAACCGTCCACCGTCGTCGTGAACAGACTGCCGGAGAACGAAGGGGCTAACCTGTCCTCCAATTGCTCCAGAGTGGGGCGGAACGTCCTTTTCATCATTCTCCCATTATATAGCCGCGTATAATTCCCGTATGAGAGGTATTATACTAGCCGGGGGGCTGGGTACGCGACTGCACCCCCTCACCAAAGTCACCAACAAGTGTTTGTTGCCGGTCTATGATCGGCCCATGATTTACTACCCCATCCAGTCCCTCGTGAACAGCGGCATCAAGGACATCCTCCTGGTTTGCGGGGGCAATTCCGTAGGGGAATTCCTACGGATCATCGGCAACGGCGAGGAGTTCGGCCTCAAGCACGTCGCCTACACCTACCAGAAGGAAGCTTCCGGCATAGCCCACGCCCTGGGCCTGGCGGAAGAATGGGCGTGCGGCGACGAAATCTGCGTGTTGCTCGCGGACAATATTCTCGAAGAGCCGTTCCCAGACGCCGTGCGGGAATTCCAGAACAACCCCTACGGTGCCCGCATCTTTCTCACCGAGGTCGCGCACCCGGAATGGTATGGCGTGGTGTCGATGGACGAGCAGGGCAACGTGCTGGGGATCGTGGAAAAGCCGAAGCAGCCAAAATCGAACTTGATCGCCATTGGCCTTTATATGTACGATAGCAGCGTGTGGAACTTTATCCGCTCCCTCAAGCCCTCCAAGCGCAACGAGCTTGAGATCACAGATTTGAATAACCGCTATCTGGCACAGGGCAAGCTCAAGGCGACGAAGATAAAAGGGTATTGGGCGGACGCGGGCGAGAGCATCGACTGCTACTTGCAGAGTTGTATTCAGGCGAGTAAATTTCAAAAACGCCATGAAAAAATCTGAAGCACTCGACCTTCTGGAACAGAAGGTCTGCCAATGCGTCCAGTGCCCGGAACTGGTGGCCTCCCGGAAAACCACCGTCTTCGGGGAGGGCAACCCTTCGGCCAAGGTCATGTTCATTGGCGAGGGGCCGGGCGAACAGGAGGACAAAGAGGCACGGCCCTTCGTAGGCCGGGCCGGAAAGCTTCTCAACAACATCATTAAAGCTTGCGGCTGGCAACGCGCGGACGTTTATATTGCGAATATCGTCAAATGCCGGCCCCCAGGCAATCGGGTGCCCACCGACGCGGAGGCCGCGAACTGCTCCGGGTTTTTGAAATTGCAAATTCGGGTCATCCAGCCGAAGGTGATCGTCTGCCTAGGCGCAACGGCGACACAGTACCTCCTGGGCGTGGATAGTCCCATCAGCCGCCTCCGTGGCACCTGGCAGGAATACAACGGCATCCCCGTGATGCCGACCTTCCACCCGGCCTATCTTCTTCGCTTCCAAGAACCCGACTACCAGAAAGAAGCCAAGGGGCTGGTCTGGTCCGACATGAAGCAAGTGATCGAGAAGATCAAATGAAGAACATCATCCTGCTGACCGACTCGTACAAGGTGAGCCACCACAAGCAGTACCCGCCGAAAACCGAGACGGTGTACTCCTACTACGAGTCGCGCGGGGGCCGCTGGAGGGATGTAGTTTTCTTCGGCCTCCAGTATTATCTCAAGCATTATCTCGAAGGCCGAAAGGTCTTCACCGACCTGATCGAAGAGGCTGGGCATATCTTTGCGCACCACTTCGGCAACGGCTTGCTCTTCAACCGGGAGGGCTGGGAATATATCCGGGACCGCCACATGGGAATGCTCCCTGTAAGCATCAGGGCCGTGCCCGAAGGACTGGTGGTTCCCAACAACAACGTTCTAATAACCATCGAAAATACGGACCCCCGGTGCTTTTGGCTAACCAATTATCTGGAGACGTTGTTGGTCCAGGTCTGGTACGGTTGCACGGTGGCGACCCAAAGCCGCGAGATGAAGAAGATCATCTTGGCCAACCTGGAGCAAACTGGCGATCCAACAGGTGTCGGTTTCAAGCTCCACGACTTCGGCTTCCGGGGCGTTTCTTCCGTGGAAACCGCCGGGGTGGGCGGGGCCGCACATCTGGTGAACTTTCTTGGCACAGACACAATGGCGGGCCTGACCTTTGCCCGCGATTACTACGGTTGCCCGATGGCTGGTTTTTCCATTCCCGCCGCTGAACACAGCACCATCACGTCCTGGGGGAAAGACCATGAGCGCGACGCTTTCGCCAACATGCTCGACCAGTTCCCCGAAGGGTTGGTAGCCGTGGTCAGCGACTCCTTCAACATCTTCCAAGCGTGCGAGCAATATTGGGGTCAAGACCTGCGGGAACGTGTCCTGAGCCGTCACGGCACCGTGGTGATCCGGCCCGATTCCGGGGAACCGGCCACGGTACTGTCAACAGTTCTTGACACTCTTGGCGCAGCGTTCGGCTACGAATTGAACAATAAAGGTTACAAGGTTCTCAACCCCCACGTCCGTATCATCCAGGGGGACGGGATCGACTTCGACACGTTGACGGGGATTCTCCAGGCCATGAAGGCTCGCGGCTGGTCCGGCGACAACATCGCTTTCGGCTCTGGAGGCGGACTCCTGCAAAAACTCAACCGAGACACCCTCAAGTTCGCCTTCAAATGCGCCTCGGTAACTGTAAATGGCCAGCAACGGGATGTTTACAAACAGCCCGTGACCGACTTCGGCAAGGTGTCCAAGGCTGGGCGGATGAAGCTGGTTCGTGCGGATGGGCAGGTTCAAACGGTCCCAGCGGACGCGCCGGGTGACGATTTGCTGGTGGAAGTATTTCGGGATGGCAAGGTGTTGCGGGAATGGACTTTTGACGACGTGCGAGAACGTGCGAAAATTATACAGTAGTGTGCGAAAATGGCCGGCTGGATTCCAGCCGGCCATTTTCCTGCCCGCCTCTGGTAAGTTTTACGCCACGAACTCCACCGGATTTTCCAGGTCGTGGTGCCGCAAAACGCCGTTACGCACCATCCGCTTGAGCGCACGGTGGATGTTGCGGGTCAGTTCGCCGCGTTCCTCGCCCCGGAAGCCGTGGTGGAGTGCCTTCAGCACGAACTCATGCAGGCGCAAGCCTTTGTGGCTACTGCGGGCAGTCTCTTCGAGGAACTTGTCCAGGTCGGTCATCTTGGTGGTGCGCTGTTCGATTAAAGCGGTCATCTCCGTAGCTCCTTGTCGATTCAAAGCCATAGACGGTAACTCCTCTACTTTGGGGAGTTGCAAGTGGTGTGCCAAATAAGTGGCGTTGGATTACGGCGAGGCAGGCAAATGCGGCAGTAACTAACAGCTTCAATCTTAAATGCAAATTCGGCGTTTGTCAAGCTACCTGTATAGCAGCCACTCGGCAAATTTCTTCGGGGGGAAGCGGCGGGCGATGGCCTTTCTATAATATGGCATCTGCCGCTCCAGGCGGGGATGAAGCTCGTACTTTTCCAAATCTCCGAGTGGAATCCACTTCCAGTCGTCATGTTCCTTGGTGATCTCCACGTCAAAGGGCGAATCCACCGCGTACAGGTAAACGTAGAAGCGATGCTTCCCGTCCTTCTCCTCAAAGGCGGCAAACCGCGTGCCGGCGAGGGTGCCGACCTCCTCCTTGGCCTCGCGGCGGGCGCAGTCGATTGCCGACTCCCCCTTCTTGGACCGCCCGCCAGGCAGGCCCCACTTCGAGGGACAGTCGGACGGGGTGCTGCGTCGGAGAAGAAGAATTCGCTCGCCGTCCGTGAACAAGATGCCCGCCCCCCACAGCCCGTAATACTTCCTTCCGTTCGCGCCGATCCTGTGAAACTGCTCATTCACCATGCGGTTATGTAGCACTTGACAACCCATTTCTGGGGCAGTAGGGTAAGGAAGGCCCGAACCCAGGAGGACAGGAGGATGCCGTGAAAGTCGAAGTGTATGCGGCTGGCGATCACTTTCACTCTGACCCTAAAGGAGCGGAAGAGTTGATCGAGATGCTTCTTGCCAAGGCCGGTTACACCAAGGATTTAACTTGGCAGTGTCGCATCGACAAGATGAAGCATTGCGACTCTGCCTCACCCCCTATTCGGGTGATCGGTTATAAAGAGTTTGGAGTCTACATGCGGGTGAAGCCTGGTGCCAACGACACCAAGGACCACCAGATGACACTCCTTATTCCTGACGGCTCTAACTACTCTGCCGAAAACCTTTTCAACCAACTCAAAGGCTGCTGCAAGTCTATATCTCGGTCATGGCGGCAAGAACTTCGCACCGCCAAGATCGAGGCTGACGCTCCTGCTGCGCCGCCGGAACCTGTCATCGCCCCGGTGGAGTTACCCGCGCCGCCTGCGGTCGAACCGCCCGCGATCCCCTCGATCCCCCTGGCCGTCCGTGAGGAAACCGTGGAAGATATTGATGATGGGGTCGAGGACCAGCAGGCCGAACTTGACTTCTCGACTCTGCGTGGCATCGTCAACAAGCCTGACAAATTGAAATTCGTGCTGGAGAAAATCCGCCAGATCGGCAACCGCGCCCGGACCAAACTTGAATTCATCAAGACCCTTCAAAGCGAGTGTGACTGGAGCGGTCACCTTCCGCGCACTGTCAGCCGCGTTGTCAGCGAACTGGAGAAATTCGAGTACATTCAAGAGGTCCGCAGCGGCGTGGCCATCACCGGCTACGACCTTACTCCGGCGGGCCGAGCGCTGGCCGAAAATCGCCCCCTCTACCACCCGACCCCGCCCGAACCGGAGGAACAGGTTGACCACGGCCTGCTTCTGCGCCAGTTCACCACCCGTGCGCAGGAGTTGGCAGATATTGGTCGTCGTCTGGAGTCCATTGAGGACCAGCGTGTGGAACTTCGTAAGCAAATGGCTGCACTCGATGAGGAATATGACCGCCTTTCGGCCATCATCAAGGACAAGGAGTTCCCACCCGCGATCAAGCGTCTTATGGGGATCAAGGAGATGCCCATGAAGGGAGGAAAATAGCAGGTGACCCCTACATATAGCAACAAGGAGGTTGCTATGGACAACAAGAGGGCGTGGAGGTCGATTTGGAAGTGGGTCGTCGTCATCAGTACGGTGATCCTGGTGGTGGACTCCCTGCTGCCCGCAGGTGCGAGTGTCACCAAAGACGAGCCGAAGGATGAAACTGCTGAAAAACCTGCTGGATAGGTTTCGCCTGTGGCGTGGCAGCCACTTTCGCTGCCAGGTCTGTGAAAGGGTGGTGTCCCGCCACAGCCCGGCAGGTTTCTTCAGCATCCTCGATGACAACGGCAGGCGCTACTGGTGTCGGGCCTGCGTAGCTACCGATTTGGAAATTAGTGGCAAGGTGCGGCGGATGGAAGAAATTAGCCAGAGCCTCCGTTACCGGCCTAGCTCTTCGGACCCCTCTTCAACGGGACAGGCTTGAGTTTTTCCTGGTGGGCGTCCGGTGTATCCCTCAGTGAGTGCATCAGGTTGCGCAAGTCCCCGGCCAGGTCCGCGCCGGAGTCGCCCTTGCACTTCTCGCTCTTCTGGACCGATACGGTCTTGCGTTCGCGGTTATAAAAGCCCTTGGACAGTATGAAGCAGGTGTGGTCCGGGTTGAAGGAGATCATCCCGACCCACTCGCCGTCGTCCCAATTCCTCGAAGACACCAGCACCCGCATCGGCTTCTCGGTGAAAACCAGCTTGACGTGGAAGCCGTGTGCTTTCATGGCGGCGCTGACGTACCCCAGCGTGATCTTGGCGAACCCTTCCAGCGCGTCCTTCATGGTGGTGCGGTAGTTGACCTCGATGGCGTAGCGGGATGCTTCAACCCCTTCCATGAAACTTTGGTTGCAGAAATCGACCCACTCGACCAGGCGGGGCTGGCGCAGCGCAATCATGAAATAGGCGAGGGCGGTTTCGGTCAGTTGTTCCTGGGAAACCTCGCAGTATTCGGCCACGTTCAGGGCGTCGGCCAGCAGTTGGTGACGGAATTCGAGCCAGGTGTTCATATTCCTATGTAGTCGGTTGGTTTCCTATATTGGTCTGGGCCATTTTATTTCGCAGCCACGTTGTTGCATACTGATAGAAGAGGTCTTCCTCATTTTCACCCTTGCCTTGGCTTTGCTGGCGAATCCAGGTTTTTAGTGGATGCTCCGCTGGCAGGTGCGCGTACCACATTCGGAGTTTCCTGGTTTGGGTACTTGGGTCCGCCGGCTGGCTTGCGATCTGCTGCCATGCGGCCTCAAGGTCGTCCACGCCCTGGGGCTTGTATTCCAACCCGCCCTGGGTAGTGCGGCTGCGAGCGTAGTGTAATATCTTTCTAAATTCGCGGAACGATTTGTCCCATTCAAGTTGCTTCAAAAAGGTGCCCAACTGCTGTCGGTAATCAGCCCGATTGGGGTCGGCCTGGAGGTTTTGGTACAGATTCTCGATCTTGCTGATAAAGGTAGCAAATTTGTCGTCCTGGGCAACCAACTGCCTGACCTTCTCTTCCTTATCCGGGCTTCGCATTATCTGGTCATAGTCTTGGAGAAGTTGGGTAAGTTGGGGTTCGAGGTCGGGAGGCAACTGAATGTCCTTGATGGAGGGCGTAAATGCCTTGCCGCTTTGCTTTGATTTGGCATAGGACATAATTTCCTGACTGTACTGCTTGATTTGGGGTTCAACGGCAAGGAGTGCGTGAAGGGATTGTTCCAGACCGTTCAAGACGATGCCTAGCGTTCGGCTGCCGGCGTCCCGATTTGCCTGGATCATAGAGATTAACTCTTCGAGGGCATTCTTGGCCGTTTCAAAGCGATTAAGGGGATTATCTTCCTTGGGCGAGGTCCAGAAGGCGTTCCAGGCGTTCTTCACCCTGGTAAAGAAATTACCTATCCAACCTTCAGTCAACAAGTATTCGTGGTGAAGGTCGTTGAGATATTCCCTAATATAAATGTGGGGGTTTATCCGCGTTCTGGCCAACAGCGCGGCCAAACGATCAACGCGATGATCTAGCGCCGATCCCTGGATAAACTGGTACATTCGCTGCATTTACCAATTGCCCTCGTGGTAGTGCGAGTGCCTGGTCGCCCGCCTTAGATATTCCCGCAGATTAAACCTGCCGTATGGACCCACGGACTCGCCGGTTGCGGGAGCCTCCCCCGGCTCGGCAAAGCGATAGGCACCGAGTTTCATTAGGTGAGTACGCAACACATCGGCTTCATCGCGGAACCCTTCCGTTTGCTCTCGTAACTTCTCCCACTCTCGCTGGAATAATGCAATGGCCTTGCCGTATTCTTTCAAATGGGCCTCCTGAAGCTTATTGGCCTCACCTGCGGCTGCTATATCCTGGCCTTTTTGCTTGACCTGTGCCGCCAAGTTCTCGACCTCACGCTGCTGGGTGCCGATCCTGGTTTCTCTCTCTGCCAGGGTTTGTTGGATTTGTTGAAGCTCCTGGGTCTTCCTCTCAATTTCTGCGACCTTTTCCGCGACCTTGGCTTGGCCCTCGGCCCCCATGTCCTCCAGGTCTTTTTGCCACTTGGCCCGCGCGTCCTCCAATTGACCTTGAGCGTCTTCGAGTTGCTGCTTGAGATCGTCATTAAGACGCTGATAACGGTCAATCTCTTCCTGGTAGCTTTCACGCTGCCGTTGGAAATTCCGCTCCATTTCACGGACCTGCTTTTCGTAACGTCCCAACTGCGCGTGGGCGAACATGCCATAGCCGTGCCCTGCACGGATGTCGGGGAGTTGCGATTGCAACTGCATCATCAACCTGTCAGTGCCGTCTTTGTAACTGTTATAAGCGGTTCGGAAAGTGGTGAGTAATTGTGTAATGGCGTCCTTGGCAACCGCATAATCTTCGCCAATGCCTTTTGTCGCCTCCGGTGAGACGCCGGGGGCTTCCCCGACCTCCGCTAGACGGCTTTCCTTCTTTGCGCCAGGACCGTACATCGCCTGAAGGGAGGCCAAAGCGCTACCGGGGTCCGTTGATAAGCCAGCGGGCAAACTGCGAATGGGAATACTACTGTATGGCCCTTTCTGCGCCATTGGTGCCGCCGCAGGCAATGCTGCCTTGCCTTTCATATACTGGAAGGAACGAAGGCCACTCAACGTTTTCTCGGTCTGTTGAAACGCCCGCGTCACTGTGTCATGGAAGGTTTTTGCAAGCGCCTGATGCTGCTCAAGGTGGGTGTTAACGATTTGGCCAGGATCAGTCTTTTCCAAAGCCTCGAACCCGCCCGCCGGAGCCGGCTCGGCTCCCGGATCAGCACCCGCACCCGCACCCGCCTCGGCCTCCCCGACCTCGACTATCAATTTCAATATATTCTGGAAATCGTTCATACTGTTCCCCTGGCTAAGTATCTTTTGTATTTAACCGCCACGCGAATTTTTTCACACTAACCCAAAGTAATCGGCAGCACATCACCGAACCGAACAATCAGTCGTTCCTCCCACTCCTTCTTCTCCTCGCGGCCCTCCTGAAGCAAGGTGTCCCCGTCCAGTTGTACGCCCTGGTTCGGCCCAGGTGGGTTCTTGATCTTGCTGCGAATACGGCCCAGCATGATCTTGGCGAAGCACAACGCCCCCTCCTGCATGGCCTGGGTTACCTGTTTCCAGTCCGTATGCTTCTGAAGGTAATGGACGATAACCTGATGGACGCGGAACGGAATCGGATAAATCTTGATGTTGTTATATCCGCCGACCCACTCCCAGCCGCCCAGGTTGGAGGCGATACGAGAATACATCTGCTCGTATTGCTTGTACAAAACCCATTCGCCCATCCGGCCCCAGATGGGTTGAACGGGGTCAATTAAGCCGCCGGTAATGCTCGCGTAAGCACCGCCCGGATAGAAATATTCAACCGGGATCGCACCGCCCAGGTCCGAGGACTGAAAGGCAAAGGTGCCGGTTTGCTTGTAAAAGACGTTACGGACATATCCAACATCCGGCGGCAATTCGTAGACGCTCTTTCCGGGAACGGTATTGAAGACGTAATACTGGAAATACTCCCTGGGGGCGTAGTCCTCAAATACCTGGAGGGCCAGGTCCACGGCGGCGTCGAGTTGCTGTTCGTCCAGTTCAATGCTGATGACGGGTGCGCCGAGCATCAACAGGACGTAATCTTTGATTTGGCCCCGAATCTTACCCCGATTTATACGCGGGCTAAGCTGCCGCAGGTTGATCGGGTCGGAGACGCCCGGCCCGCTGCCGCATGGGTTACAGGGCTGGCAGCCAGCCTGTGTGGCCGCGTCCTTGGTGGGGCGAGAAATATACAACGTGTTCTGGGGGCAATTTGATGCCATGCCCTTATATATGAGTAGGTACTGAAAATATGGCAACACCTACCGAACCAATGTTTGTCGAACCGCGAGCTTTCGCCCGTTTCTTCAACAAAGAATACTACGGCGGGGCGCACAAGCAGTTCCGCCTGGACGAGATGGCCCGGAAGTGGCACATCTACAAGCAGCCCATCAAGTTCGACCAGGAGGACGTTCGCTTCCTGCACCAGATACCGCGCCGCTTCTGGAAACAGGCTCTTTTCAAGCGCTATCACGACGACCTCCTTGAAGCCCTTCATACCAGGGAAGAGGCCCGCAAGCCCATTTACGAGGCCAAGTTCAAGGAACTCTACGACCAGTATTTGGCTGAGGAAACAAAGGACCGCAGCCCGGAACTTGCCAAGCGCTGCGCCGGGGCCAGGGCAAGCAAGGACGCCGAAGTGTATGCCGAACGGCAGGTGCCTCACGTCGATTATCCCAAAACCAAGGTCTACGAGTTCAAAGTGCCGGGCGGCGGGGAGCCACATTATATTGAGGCGGAACCTAACCTCCAGCATTTGATACACCGGATCGAGGGCGAGACGGACGATCCGGCTGGCTACGATTTATGGAACCCCCGCGTTTCCCGTTCCGGCAGGCACAGCGCCACTCGCGGCATGAACCTGATGAAAGCCCACACAGCCTCGGAGCGATTGAGCGATTGGTTAAATTACACGGCCCACCGCATGTTGGGCGAACTGGACCGACATCCGCCGGAGTCGTGGGGGCCGGACAGCGGGGAAGGACTTGGCCAATCTGAAGTACGCGACACCTTTACGATAGATAAAGTCCGCAACGAACTGCAAAAGACCCACTGGATGAATATACCCGGCGACCCGTGGGTGCGCGAGAAATGGTTGCAAATGTTCCCCAAGGAGGACAAGGTAACCGAAACGGACATCAAAACGCGGGCCAAGTTGCGGCGCAAACTGGCGGCGGCATTGGCCTGGCACGACGTTGTGCAGATGGCCCGCCAGGGCCACCTGCGCACCCCGCCGTCCCCCAGCCACCCGCAGGGCCGACCTGTAACCGTCCGCGAACTAAAAGACGGCAGTTTAGAAATAGTGCCCGAACAACTTCACCTGCCCAAAAAGAAGGTGACCGTCACGCGGGTTAATCCCCACACCGGCGAGCGAAAGCAGGAGTCACACGAAGTCCCGATACTGCTCCCCGGCAAGTTCCTGCGTAAACTGACCCCCGAAGAGATGGAAACCATTCCCGCAGAGGCCCGTCTGGGTCACGAGAAGGACTACATGGAGGTCGATGACTACCCGGACATCGACCCGGAGGAAGAGGACGAAGAGGGTTTTACCAAGGCGGGGTGGCAAGGCACTAACCACCTGCGGGCCGGGGCGTTCCACCCCAACCAAAACACTCCAGGCCGCAAATACCTTTCGCCTTGCGACCGTAGGTTCCCCGAACGACTGACTCGGCTGGAGAAAGCATTATTGCGTAACGGCGGTCGCGGCGAACTGGACGAGGACTTCAATTTCGAGCCTCAGCCCCAGGGCCAATATTTTGGCGAAATCGTGGCGGCAATAAAGGGTGCGTTAGGGGAAGCAGTGGGCGGGGCCGAGTCCTTCGAGCAACGTGTCCTCCGCTCGATGGGCAAGAAGTTATATTCCCTGGCCTGGGACATGCTGCTGGAAAACCTGGACGATCCTAACATCTACCGGCACGCGACCCGGTACTACAAGATCAAAACGTTGGTGAGCAACTACGCCCAACAGGACTGGAGCCGTGGCACAAGGCGGTTGCGTGGCGAAAGACCGGGGATGGAACCGGACGGGGAAGACCTCCAGTCTTACATGGAACGCATTCGCTCCCGCGCAGTAGCGGAACAGAAGCAGGAAGCTTCGACTAAGGGGTGTGACCTGCGGGGGGCTAGAGCGCTTCAGACGGGCTATTGCTCCTTCAAGTATAACCTCCGCGTGTTGCACGACGAACTCCTGGCGGATGCAGAACGGGACGCCCACGCTTCCGAGGAAGAAAAAGACCAGGCGGAAAGCACCGGCGACAGCCGACTCAAACACGAGGCGTTGACCGAAGAGCGCAACGTCATTTATATGTGCTTCTATGCCCTGGCGATGACCTATGAGAACTTGGGCATGAAACCGGGGGAAGCTGAGGATCGTGCCCAGAGCGACATCCTGAAAATCAAAGGCCAGGTGAAGGAACCAAAGGCGGTCGTGGAGCGGGTGCGGGAACTGGTCGAGCAACTGAGCGCCCAGGCCGGGGCTGCCGCTCCCACCATGCCCGCTGATCGACCCCTGCCGGATGAAGTGGCCCGCCAATGGCAGGATTTTCAGGATTATATCCTCCAAGACCCCGCACAGGCGGCGGCGAAACTCAAAGACCCGACCCTGCGAAGGCCGGTAGACGCACTGGCCAAACAATACCCGGCGCTCCAAGAGCGGATGCGCGACCTGGAGGAAAGGGTCAGGGTGATGAAGCCCACCGCAATCCCACCCCGACCCGCTTCGGTGGCAACCGTGCAACCGCCGTTGGCCGGGCCGACGCCCTCCTCACCCCTGGGCGATGATGAACTGGATGACTTGCTGGCCCGTGGCGAGTGGGCCAAGATTGCCTTTCACGGAAGGTTCCAGCGACGGGGCACCCCGCGTATGGTTAGGGGCGTGTTAAAGAAACTGCAACAGAAAGTGGCCGCAGGCACGGCGACCGGAATCGACCGTGCCGCCATCGCCCTGCTCAACAAGTTGCCCCAGACCATTGAGAAAGGCCCCACGGGCGTTGGAGGAGAGGGTATATGACATTTCGTGAATGGTTAAAAATACAGGAAGCGGAGGCCGTGGCTGGTTGTGGCGGCGACGACTGCACCGACATACCACAGTTCCCCGGAGAGGGGACTTGGCAGGGCGCGGCTGCCGGCGGGCAACTCAAGTCGGTCGGGCCGGTGAAAATTCACAAGAAACACCACAAACACCACAAACACCACAAACACAAGAAGGACGAATGAATTGGATGCAGTATTTGGCGAACCCGCAAGCAGTCGCCATCAAGAAATATATGTACGAGATACTGCAAGACAAGTACGGCGAACACGACCAATTGATCGAGCGGGTGTCGCACTCCTTGACGACTGGAAAAGACGTGGAAGGGTTCGGCAAGCTGATAGCAGCCGTCTACGAATCCGGGTATTTCAAAGCCGTCAACGATCACAGGGAAACGCTCACCAAGATGGGACTCAAGGTGAACGTGGTGCCGGAAGTGAAAAACTAGGTTGGTATTCCGAGGGCACCGCCTCGAACAGCCACCCCCCGGATTGTTCGGCCTTCGACCTCACCCGCCACCACCGTTTCTCCATGATCTTGGGATAGATCACCGACCCCTTGGTGATTTTATCGGTGGCTGGTCCGCTGGTCCAAAACTGAAGAATCATGTCGCTCTGGTCAACAATATACGCCTCGAAGGTGAATGGGGACTCATATTGGATCGTGGAATAGGTTTCGCCGTACAGGTCATCTCGGCGTTGCCGCACCACGGCGGGTAGACAGTGGAAGATGGGCTTGGCCTCCGGCTCCTGCTCTTGGGGGTCCGGCATGACAACCACGGGCCTTTCGAGCGGTTGGCCGGCGGGTTGTTGTTCGTAGAACTCCCGCACCTGTTCTTCAATGGGGCTTCGCTTCTCAACAACGCCCGGTTCCGGTTTGGTGGCCTCCAATTCGGTAACGAAGTCGCGGACGGCCTGAAAGTCGGTAGCATGACGCCGCAATTCGGTCGTATCGGCCACGACTTCCCCCTTGAACCGAAAGTTGTGGAGCTTGTAATCGCCCCAAAGCTCCTGGCCCCGCATGACGGGGTTCGGGCCACGAAGCCGGTAAGGCGTACCGTCTTTATTTTTCAGGCTCATGAAAATATATACCGGACACTATAGATAAATGTGGAGGTTCGATGCCACTTGTTGTTCCCGACGTAGCTGAAATCATCCTGCTGAAGTATATCATCAACCAGAAGCAACCTGATGATCGCATACTTCACCTGTACACGAACAACTACGTTCCCTCGGACAGCACCACGTTGGCCAACCTGACGGAAGCGGACACGGCGACGGGCTACCAATCACAAGTCTTGGCCGGCGCGCAGTGGACGGTAAACCAGACTGCGGGCGTCACCACGGCAACCTACCCCGATGTAACTTTTAATTTCACGAGCGCGGTCACCATTGTCGGTTACTACGTTACTACATTATCTAACTCTTTATTGTGGGTGGAAATATTTTCCAACGGCCCCTTCGCGCTACCAGCAGGTGGCGGGCAGCTTGCCGTAACCCCGACTTTAACCTTAGACTAATTATTTGTGTTTACAAAAACCCAGGCTTGACGCCTGGGTTTTTGCATTTGGGGGGCTTATATACGTCACTATGCTAAGATTCACCCAATGGCTGTTAGTGATAGAGACGGAGTTGCGTCGGGTTGGCTACTCGATCCCCTTGATGGAGGCAACCCGCGACGTTGCCTACGAGGCCACCATTCAGGATTTCGACAGAAAGTTTCGGGAGTGGATGGCCGCGCTAGTCGCAGGGCACGTCTTTTCCGATCCCCGGAACGAGCAGGAGGCAAAACGGATGGCTTCCGAGCCGGGCTATTACCGATTCGGGAAGGCGCTGGAGAACGTCATCACTCTCGGCGGACGCAAGGATTTGGGTCAGGATATGTACGACGCCTTCAACGAGGCCGCGTTGGACATCTACAACAACCTCCTTTCCCCCAAACTCTATCAAGGGGGCGTCAAATGGGAACAGCGGAAGCAGGGTGAAATGTCCGCCGAACGGGCGGGACTGCGAGGGACCATCAACTCCTACGTCCGCAATGCGGCGCGACACGTCGCCCGTGCCGCTGGAGTCGGGGGCCGAACGGGTGAAGCCAGAGTCCAGGTCATAGGGACGGACGGGCAGCCAATTTTCCGCGCCACTTACCGACAGGCAAACCAATATGTCCGTGACGGCGAGGCGGAATGGACGGACAAATCATCGTCTCACCCAACCATCACCGCCCTGAGAGCAGATTTACAGCCCCCGGAAAACATGCCACTCTTCATCCAGCAGAGCGTCTACGAGAAGGGCCTGGACAAACCACTGGAGCCGGCGACACGCGGCGGTAGCGAAGAAGAATCAAGGATGAATATAGATGACATCAAGAGGCACACCCTGGATAGTCTGACCTCCGAGATCGAGCGGGAAGAAAGCGAGCAAGGCCCGCATTGGGCCTCTAGGGCGAAGAAGCTCCGCTGGGCGCGGGCCATGTTCATGCGAATGGCCGGGGGCCTGGGGCCGGGGGAGGCCATGAGACAAATGGCTAAAGAAGTCGCCTCCGGTGAGGACGTAGACTACCCCACCCCCTTACCGCCCAATTTTGGCGGCAGTGCCGGCGGAACCGGCGGCGGCGGCGGGTGGCAACAGAACCTCATGGCCATTATCCGCGACCATGCGCCGAATCCGTCCCAACAAGAGGAGTCGGTGAACCTGGCAATACAAATGTTCTGGCAGTGGATGCAGGAGAACTATGATCTGTAAACCGGACGGGACGCCGTACACGACGCTCGGCACCCGCCAACAATTTGACGATAGTTCGCCGGAACACGCCCTCTTCAACGTGTGGGACCAGGAAGCCATCAAGATGGGCGGCACTCCCATTTACTACTACGAGATGTTCATTAGCAGCAATACCATCGACCCCATGTACCTGGAGGCGCGAGGCAAGCTGTTCTCCAACAACCCGGTCGAGCTTTGGGGCCTATACGAACCGATCCCCTCGCAGAATGCCCAGACCGCTTTCGGCATCGACGCCCCCGACGAGATGACCTTCGAGTTTAACTATAGGGCCACCCTGGACGCCATCGGTTACCCACCGAAAATCGGCAGTCGATTGTTCACGCCCTTCCTCAAGGAGAATTGGGTCATCATTCAGCGTGCTTTGGGGGAGTTCAAGATGTGGGGCGTGGTTCGTTTGAACCTGATTTGCCAGCGTTACCAGGAGTCCACCACGACCGGCGAGGGCAAAATACCCCAAAAGGATGTGGATTACAAGATCGTCTGAGAGGGCTATGAAGTCATTTTACGAGTTCTACCGACTGTTGAGGGAAACAAATGGTGCGCCGTCAGGAGGCACCACCACTAACAGTTCGGCCAACATCGCCAGCCCGCCGGGGCCGGCACAGACGGCCAGCATGGGTGCCGCCCCCGTACCCAAGGGGTCGCTGGCACCGCCGGCCCATCAGCCGGGTCCGGCGGACGCGGCAGCGGCGATCAAGGCAGCCATTGAAGCGGTCACCAAGGTAGAAGACGCTTTGAAAACCCACCCCAACCGCCAGGCCGTCATGCAGTTGGCCCAACAAGTCACCGGGATGAAAAGCCAACTGACTCCCATGTTAGAGGCGTTAACCTCCATGCAAGAAAAGCTGGACCAGCTTGAACAGCCGACCCCACAACAGGCAAAAGACCAACAGGGTCAGCAGAACCAGGCAGCACTAAATGCCAGCGCCCAGGCCCCGCAGCAACCGCCGGGGCAGGCTCCCACCGGCGCTATGAATTCTCCGGCCCCCGCGATGCCGCAGGGTTAACGGTAAATGAATTCGATAAAGAATTCCTGCTTGTGAATCTTAAACAGGATGATGTGAGGTAATTTCGGCTTGGGCAGGTGAGTCCGAATCTCTTGGATGAAGACCGGGGACCGACTTTCCCGCCGCTTGATGCGGTAAGCTTTCATTTTCTCCTGACGAGTTTTCGTGGCATTTTTCGCCGGACGGCCTCGGCCTTGGCGGTGTCAATGGATTGTTGATTCGCCTCCGCTTCTTCGAGGAAGCGGTCAACGCCGGCCTCGCCGCCCTTGGCGTAGACCGTACTCAACACCTTGTATTTATCATCGAAGCACAAATCCTGGTGGTCCCGCCAGGTGTTCTTGGAAATCTGCCTGGCCACCTTATGGATGCGGGCATCGCGCACGTTCCTCTTGGCGACTTCCGCCGAGGCCATTTGCGTGACCTCGTAGGTGACCCGTTTGGGCAATACCAGAATTTGTGCATACGGCTCCCCCTGGCGGAATATATGAGTCTCGCCGGGCAGCGGGGCGCGGAACACGACGAAAAAAACCTTGGGCCACCAGTCCCCCTGGATGTGACCGCACACCGGGATCGGCACCGTGCCCGTGCGGTCGGTGTAAAAGCGGGGATGCGGCTCGATGCGAATAACGCAGTTGGGCGGACACTTGATGTCGAGCGAGGAAGTAAAGCCGTAATGACCGGGGGCGAAATTCCCAAAGGGCGGGAACCTTACCCCATCGGGGGAATATTCCTTCTCCCAATCCCCGTCGAACACCACCTTGCCGTCCAGGTTGCGCACCGTGCATTCGGTGTCAAAGGTGTAGATCAACTCCAGCCCGTAGGTTGAAGCTTCCACGAACGGGGGACAGTGCCAGGGCTGCGGCACGTCCCCGTCCGAATGGCCATGTGAATCCCCGGCCCAGCCCGGAATTTGCAGCTTGATGGGCCGGGGCGGAACGCCCTTATACCACTTCCGGTACTTTATCTCGACCTTCTCCATATTTTTGCTCTTATTACAGCTAACTACCTTATTATATCGAGGCATCCATGAAGTCCGTTGGACCAACCATCACCGACCCAGAGAAAAGTCTGGTAGAGTGCCAGCCGAAGGGTCTGCCACAATCCGAGAATATCGACCCACCGCCGCCATACTGCCCGCAGCCTTGCACGCCAAAACCAAACCAGCGTGACCCAGGCTCGGAAAAAGACAGTTGGCTGGAAGACATTCTGAGCAAGCGGGTGCAACTCGGTTCGAGCGGCCTGTGCGACCCCATGCAAACGGGTCAGATTATTAACGATCTGGACAACCCGCAGCGTCAGGTCGTTTATCGCTACTCCAAGGCGCTGCGTGCTTGCGACGAGGCGGTGATGGATTTGTTCAGGAACATCGTGGTCATTGACGAAGACGGCATCGCCCACCCGGTCCCGATCATATGGGCGACCCAAGAGCGTGCGGTCCTCGCGGTGGTGCAAGAGAACTTTCGCAAGGACGAGACGAACGTGGTGGACCGCATTCGCCTGCCGATGTTGGCCATCTCCTCAACCGAGTTCGCCTTCAACCAGAACCGTTACACCTACCACAAGGCAATCAATTACATCAACGACCACCAGGGCAAACCCGGCTTCACCGTCAAGGAGAAGTTCGAGAGGGACACCATTTTCGGCGTGGCGCGAGGTCTGCCGGTCGATATTAGTTACACCCTCTACGCCTGGACGCTCTATCTCGAAGACATGAACCAGATTTTGGAACAAGTCCTCTTAAAATTCAGCCCGATTGCATACATACGGGTGAGAGGCGTCACATGGGAGGTCGGCGTCAAGTTAGACAGCGTGGCTAATAACTTGGAGACGGAGCCGGGTGACAAGAAACTGCGGGTCATAAAGTTTCAGTTTAATATCAAGGCTGAGACATATATACCGCAACCCATTACTCGGAGTAAAGCGGTCCTGAAGACGCGAGTGGAGTTCGTAGACGGAATGACTGAACAGAACATTACCCAGGTCATCGGAAGACTTGAAGAAGCCGTTAAGGAGCTTGAATGCTAGAGATTCGGAACAAGAGCAAATTTCCCGTGCAATTGATCGTCCGGTCACGGATGGCTCCGAAGGCATTTA